AAGAGATACTTGAGATATTAAAACAAGAAGCTGATGAAAGAACTATCCATTGGTATTGGAGCGAAAAAGGCGGAATCGGCAAGTCATCATTCACAAAATATTTGGTTGTTAAAGAAAATGCTTTGTTTTTTGAAGAAGGAAAAAAAGCTGACATTATGAATTTGATATTTTGCGCACCAGATGAGAGACTTGAAAAAATTATCATTGATGTTCCCAGAGACAACGGGAATAAAGTAAGCTATAAATCTATTGAAGCTATTAAAAACGGTATGATATACAGCCCCAAATACGAAGGGGGCTATAAATACTTCAATCCACCACATATTATTATTTTTGCTAACACTACACCAGATGAAGCGAGATTAAGTGCCGACAGATGGCATATTGTTAATATAGACTAATACGAATTATCATTTAATAGAAGTAATTTTTTGGCTTTGGGGGTTTTTTATACAGGGAGCATATTTGAAATACTTATTATATAATATATTAAAAGGACTTAAAGACAAGTAGATATATATATGTGGAGGGGGGTCTCCAGTTAATCATGAATGACATTATACAGAGGTATATTATACTACTGTATATTGTAAAGATGTATTTTAACAATCTGTATATTCACACTCTATATTATATTGCATTTGAACTAAAGTTTGACTTGTATTTAATACTGAACCTTCAGCGTCTAAAACTTGGACAACACAGAATGCCCAAGGGGTCATAACTTGATTAGCATCATTAAATATATACTTTGATTTATAATGTTGAGCTAACTGCACACTTCCAATGACAGAAAGTTTAAAGTCATTGTTTGAATATATATGATTCGCAGTAGTTGTATTTCCAATGGGAGGAGTTGCAGGGCCAATTTTATAAGTTCTTGATGTTAAATATGTATAATTCTCACTCTGTATTTTACGAGTTAAATCCATTAAAGCACCAGTAAAACCTAAATCGGTTGATGTTCCAGCAAAAAAATTAGCATTTGAACCGCAAAGATTACCAGTAGCTACATCAGTATTAGGCGCCCATTTTGATTTAAAATAATACAGCCGTACATAAACCGGTCTTGGAGTTGTATTGCTTGTAGCATTATATTGCTGACAATATATAGAAAAAGTATGTTTAAGAGACTTAATATTAATAGCATTACCAATTCTATTATTTTCTAAAGTTCCAGAAGTTATATTATAACCAGAAGTAGATTGAGTTGGACTAATAACTAAATAGTTACCTATTAAATTAGGACTTGATGGTTGCAAAGTTCCACATGAAATGGTTCCCGAACTATTTTGAGCTTTCTTCTCAACTTGAGTAGAAATTACTCTACGGACAATTCGCTGGAGTGTTCTCTTACGAAAAACCCTCTTAGAAGGCTTACGAAAACTATTACGGCGCAACGGAGCGCGTCTACGATTTTGCCTACGTTTAACATATGGCATATATAATACTGAGATAATAATCTTTAAATACTTTTAAATCAATATATATTATATCAAAATGACTTAAAGAAAAAACTATGTAGTAGAGTATAATGAGTGATATAGAGAATTTAGAGACTTTGGGGGGTAATACTAAAACCCCCAAAGCCAAACAACCACTTCAGTTGATGAATTGGGTATTCACTTGGAACAACTACCCAGAAGGCAGTATAGAGAGATTAGAGACGATATTTAGAGAATTATGTAAGAGCTACGCCTTCCAAGAAGAAATCGGCGAGAAGAACGGGACGCCGCATATACAGGGGGTGATAACGCTGAAAAGGGGGCAACGATGGACAGAGTTCTCGTTGAGCAGTGCCATTCATTGGGAGGGATGCAAGTGTGTGCCGATGGCTTATAAATACGCGACTAAAACGGAAACGAGAAAACCAAACACGAGACCTTACGTTTTGAACTACACTATACCTAAAGAATTGAAACTCATAACCCCAGATAGATGGTGGCAAAAAGAGATACTTGAGATATTAAAACAAGAAGCTGATGAAAGAACTATCCATTGGTATTGGAGCGAAAAAGGCGGAATCGGCAAGTCATCATTCACAAAATATTTGGTTGTTAAAGAAAATGC